TTATCTCTTTATGTTCTTTTGTTCTTTCATAAACCCCTGTTGGCATCTTAATCTCCTTTAATAATTATTAGTCGTTTATACTGCGTTGAACCAAAATCCATTATTTTAATATCTTTTACAGAATAAATAACTCCGCTTTTCACCACTTGGTCAGCATCTTGCACTGGACAAGAAATATCAACAAAACAACTAAACATATTGCCTATTTGACCTTCATATAAAGCTATTCGTTCGGGCGATGGTTCTTGCCAACTAGCTGGGTAACCAACTGCTGTTCCTGTAGCAGAATAAACTGACCTATTTATATCAAGATATTTTATCCGTTTAAGCGTGATTGTTTTATCAAGAAAGTATTGCATTTACCCCCTAGATTACTGGTTCTCGGTATTGATCAAGCATTAAATCAATTCCCAAATCTTTAATTACATTACCAATCGCATCATCTTTGGTATAAGAATACTCACCCAAACTTTCTGATTTCATTCCTGAATTCTTACGGACATTATAAATATAAACACAAATATCTAAACAAGCTTGCTCTAAATCAGTCGGAATAGTTGCATAACCAGCAGTATAAGTAAAACGATAATTCCTTATCCCTCTAGCAAATCCAAAAGAATAATAAACCTGTCCTGTTTCATTGATTGCTTTAATCCCCGATGCTTCAACCGTTGACCAGCTCGGATCGCCTATTGTTCCCTGATTTTGTTCATAAGCAGTTAAAGTAATAATTGGAAAATGATTTAAGCTAATCATTTTACTACCAGTTCCATTATATTCTTCCTGTGTATATGTAGTTAATAAGAATCTTTTACCATTACAATATTTTTCAATAATATCAGTTGCCCTATTGATTAAATTGGTTAATAAAGAATTTTGAGTATTGTCAGTGATACCTAAAACTTCTTTTAAATTCGCAAGAGTAGTTAAACTATATGAATGTAATGACATTATTTTGTCTTATATTTTCTTTTTTTATATTTTCTAACCGGTCGCATCATTTTATCTTGATAGAATTGACTTAAACACGCCTTACCTTCTTCAATCAAACGATGAGCTTCATTATTGCTCGCATAAAAAACATCGCCATTTTTTAACCATTTTAATTTTTGCATATAGCTCCTTGTATTAGTGTAATGAGGGCTATTCGCCCCCATATACCCTATTGCAAGGGTTTAATTTGTACCATTTATCACAACAAAAGCATCTAAATCAGCTAATTCACCATCAATACGCTCTTCAACCCTGATAGCAACCATATTCAATTCCCAAAGATTACCTACACCTTCAAGTGTTGCTTGTTCGGATTGGTCAATCGTCAATCCACCGCGAACACCGATATAGTATCCTTTTAAGTCGCCCAACCAAATTCGCGTGGCAGGCAAATCGTTCTGCTCCAATACTGGTCTACCCAGTAAAGTTCCAGCCATCGTCCCAGTAGGATCAGGAATAAAAAGGTATCTATTTTGGCTATCTTTAAGTTGCATAGCTTTGGTAAGAGTGATTGAATTCATCAGCCAAACAGATTTACTGCGATATTTCGCTCCCAGCTTATAAAACGCATTGATTAAACTATCAGAAGTCAACACATTAGCAGGAGTAGTAACCGAACGATGAACTATTCCCGAATAATTATCAATACCAGTCGGAGATGCCGTTCCATTATCAACCGCAAAAGCCTTGTCTTCTCTTTCAGCAATAGCTTCGGCAATTTTAGATGTAATGATTGAAATTATTCCGCCACCAACCTCTGCGTCCTCTACCAACTCTTTGGTCATCGGCACAATACAAGCCAATGAATAAGGAGTAAGGGAAATTTGCGCAAAAGTAACAGTTGAAGTATCTTTAACTGCTTTTTCAGCTCGGAACTTAACAATTGGTCTTCCGACTAATTGAGTAAGATTAAGCTGTTTTGGGCAATTATTGATAACTGTCGCTCGTGAACGGATAACCGCGTCATCTCGCATTTCTTCAACAATTTGGTCATACCACACAGTTGGAACTAAAAATCCACCATCAGCATTTGTACCTTCTGACAAAACCTTCATTTGCATTTTGTCATTATTAAGCAAAGCGACAATAAATTTTTGAATTCTTTCCTCTTTTGGCATTGCGTCAATCGCATCTTTGGTTAATTCAGTCGTTTCAATTATTTTTTCCTCTTTTTTTTCAGTTTTAGCTTCAATTTTTGCTAGGATTTTATCAACCATAGCATCAATTTGCTTTTCTTCATCAGTTTCAGTAATTTCTGCCTCATCTATCTCGTCAATTTTCTTTTTCATTATATTCTTTTAATTTTTTGTTTAGTAGTTCATTAACTTTGTTAAGAACTTTCATTTCTACATCAAGGTTAATTTTTTTAACCCCGATTGTAGGTTTTCGACCAATATCCCCTTTATCGGAGGATTTTATTAAATCTTGTGATTTTGTAATAAACGAACGTAATCCAATAGCCATATCTTGTATATTTATTTCCATATTTTTGAACCGTTGTTCTAATCCCTCATCACTGGGCTTAATACCCTCAGATAATCCCTCAACATTTAATTCAATATCTTCAAACCTTTTTTCAAGATGTTTTTTAAATTCTTCGGCATTCATTATTGCTTGTGATTTTCGCTCTGTTTGTTCTGTCCGTATTTCTTCAATAAATATATTTACTAGTTTAATTAAATCATTAACTTTATCTTCCGCCCCTTTGCCTTCAATGTATTTATCAATTATTTCATCTGCGCTTCTCATCATCGGAGGTTCTTTATCAAACTCCGCATAATGTTTTGCTAAATGATTATAAACATCTTGTCTGTCAGCATCAGGAATATCTACGCCACCCCGCGCGCCCATCATCGCTCCCATTGCCGCCTGACAACCTTTTAGTACTGTCTTATATCCGCTTAATGTATGATGTGGTAATTTATAGGCACTTTTTTTATCTTTATTCTCAATATCAACCCAAGCACACATTTTCATTAAATCTTCTACACTAGCATCTTTTATTTCAAGTCCAGCATCCCAATCCATATCTTCGGAAGCGTGGGGATATTTCTTGTATGGAATAGCTTTTTTCTCCACTTCCAATTTAACGTCAGGCATTACCATTTTAATCGTCTGTGTTGAATAACCTTTTGAAAATGCCAAACTCAAAGCATTGGGATTGGCTGGAACATTAACAAAACTAATCTCTAAAAGTTCCTGTTTTATGTATTTATTGTCTTCCATTTCTTGTGGCATAAATCCAACAGATGATGTCTTAATCCAGCCTTCATCCACTAAATCAGCCACTAAACGCGAAAATTCATCTTTACGATGAAATTTTGGTTGATATACTAAACTCTTTTTTCCATTAACCGTTTTATATCCCAACTTATCAGCTACGCCAATTGCTGGTCTTGATTGGTCGTGTCCCCATAAAATAACTGGATTAGATTTAAAATTACTTAAATCCCAGCCATCAATTGAAATTATTTCCCCCTGTCTATCAATCGCTTCATCAGACGCAATAAATAGTTTTTCTTTTTTTCCGTCCTTTTCTATTTCTATCGCAGTTGCCTGCGTGTATAATTTTTGCATAAAACTCCTTTTAAAAAAACCCAAAGATTTTTAGAACCTCTTTGGGTTTCGGTATAGCTTCAAGGAGCTTTATCTAATTTTTAATTTAATACTGGATCAGCAGTGAACATACTCGCCACGAAACGATAGATATTGTAGTGGTTGCAAGCATAACATTTGATTTCAATTTGTCCATATAATATCTCTTCTTTCGCTAAAAGTTTTCCGCATTTCTCACAACGGAATTCCTCGGTATTTGACATTCTGTTTTTATTATTTTTCATTATATATTATTTTTTATTTTTGTCAAGAGATACACTTTTATTATATAAAATGTATTTCTGGTATCATTTCCACTTCTCCTAAAAATGCTAACATTAAAGCATCTGCAAGATCGGGGCTTCTTAATCCTCTTTTTTTCATATCTTCCTTGCTTTCAATTTTTAAAGCACCATCACTTGATCTAAACTTATATTTCATATTTGTTAAATCGGATATGATGGTCCCTTTATCTATCAAATTAATGTCTCCTGCCAAAAACCTTTCTCTCAATTTCCAATAACCTTTAGCTCTTAAATTAACATATTTGGTATTTTCGTCATCTTGTACTTTTTCAGCCACATTTATCCCAATACATCTATTTGAAAACTCACTTTCCTTTAAACGGTCTATTACTCCAGCTCCAACTCCTATTTCATCAACACATATTTTAGCATCCGAATATTTTCTTAAATAATCCATCGCTCTACCAGTCGTCTGCATTGTATCTTCTTTCTGAAACCAATCTATAAACTCAATCTTATTTCCTTTTCTTCCTATAAAACAAGTCTTATCTGAACCAAATCTAGCAACATCAAGTCCTATCTGCCAATCTTCACATCTTGATTTTTCGTTTAATATTGCTTGCTCAACATATTTCAAGGCAATAAGAGTATCATCTGATTCAGCTGGAAATTCTCCTAACACTCTTGCCTGAAAAAGTGGACTATCTTCTCCCCATTCCTGTAATCTTTCAAATACCCATTGCGGAGTGATTAAATAGGGCATTACAATTGAATCTAATCTTTGCTGTTCGGTTGAATTTTTAAGTTGTTCTATGTTTTTTATATTCTCAAAATTTGGCGTATCAAAACAACTAATTGTTTGTTTTGACCATATCTGACTTTTAAAAGTATCTGCAAAGTAACCTGTTGGATCGGTCGGATTACCAATTAAGAGTATTCTTACAAACCCCGTCGAAGTGATACCTTCTATGGCATCAAATATCTTTTTAGCGACCCCTGATGCTTCATCTGCAACTACCAAAATATGATCTGAATGATACCCTTGAAACTTCTCTGGCTCATCTGTCGAAAGCCCCAATCCAAACCAATCAGAATCCAAATCATATCTAACATTCAACATATTACCAGGAAGTTTGACCAACGCTTTATCAAAAGCAGTATTTATCTCTGTCCAAAGTATATCCGTAACCTGCCTGAAAGTCGGAGCAGTTGTTAAAGCAATCGAATGGGCATAACTATGTAAGAATTTTA